CCAAGCCACTGCTGATCTATACGCTCGTGTTGCTCGATCTTCCCGCGAGTTAGGACTCAGCCAGCAAGAGCTATTGGACTTCACTGAGACGGTATCCAAGTCAATACGAATCTCCGGCTCCACCTCGCAAGAAGCAGCAGCCGGTGTTATTCAGTTCGGACAGGCGCTGGCTAGTTCCCGGCTGTCGGGCGATGAGCTTCGTTCTGTGCTGGAGCAGATGCCTAGACTGGCGCAAGCTATTGCTGAAGGCATGGGCGTTGGCATTGGTACGCTCCGGGAGTTAGGCGAAGCGGGCGAGTTGTCTGCTACTAAAGTTTTAAAAGCCCTTGAGGATGCCGGCCCGGAAATAGCAGCAGAGTTCGAGCAGCTGAAGCCTCTTGTTTCAGAAGCATTTGATAATCTTAATACTGCGCTATTAACGACGATTGGCTTGCTGGATGAAACGGCAGGGATATCAGGATTTGTTGCTGAGGCCATTATTGAATTTGCTGATGAGGTCATAATACTAGGAAGGTCACTGACTGGTGCATTAGATCCTGCTGAAGAATTAACTAACGCAACAGCACAGGCTTCTGTCGCAATGCTTGTTGCCGCCGGCACCGCATCCATCCTAGCGACTTCTTTGAAGGACACTTTGTTCTTCGCCTTTAACGCAACAGGGCAAGCCGCCGGAGCATTCGCTGCGCAGATAGCCGCTTTGGCGAGAGGTGAATTTTCAGAAGCCGCCGCCATCGGCACTATGTTTAAAGAGGACTTGCTGGATGGTTTCGGCAAAGACACCTTCCGGGAACTACAGGAAAAATTATTGCTGGATGCCGGGTTGACAATTCATCGCATTCAGCAAGTGCTAGGTGATTTCAGAATCGAAAGGCCTGATGTCGATTTGTCCGCTTCCGGTGACCCTCTTGATCAATTGACCAGGAAGCAGCGAGAAGCAAGAGCGAAGAATGTGAAAGGCCTGCAAGCAATGATGGCAACTCTTCAGCAAAGCAATCAAGCCTTTGTCTTCGCAAGAGACATCGGACTCGAATACGCTGACGCACTTGCCATCGTCAAAGCAAATACGCTTGCGGTTGGTGCATCAAATGACATACTGCACGCGAAAGTGCTAGGCTTATTGGAAGTGAATCGCCGTCTGAAAGATGAAGCGGAAGCCAGAATCCAAGCCGAGAAAGATGCCGCTAAGGCTTTGGAGGACGCATTAAAGTTCTCCGAGAATGTAGCACGACGCGCTGCTGAGAATATTCAGGACGCCTTTGCTGACTTCTTATTTGATCCGTTTGAGGATGGCGTGCGGGGAATGCTGAAAGGATTTGTTGACGCGTTACGGACAATGCTGTCGCAAGCCCTAGCGTTTAAGATCCTCACCAATTTACCCGGAGATATAGGCGCATTCTTCTCCTCCAACGTAACCCGAGCGGCGGGCGGGCCTGTGACAGCTGGTATGCCAGTGCTAGTAGGCGAGCGCGGCCCGGAAATCTTTATCCCTAACGCGAGCGGCTCGATTAAAAATAACAGTGCTAGCAAAGCCTCCGGAGGAGGAGCAACGTTTGTAACGAATATCGACGCCCGGGGCGCTGACCCTTCGCTTATCGCTCGATTGCCGGCGATTATGGAACAGAGGGATCGGAGGCTAATGCTTATGGTGAAGGATTATATTGAGACTGGTGGAGTTACTTTATGAGCTTGATTAAATTTCCGACCCAGATTAAGCCCGCCAGAGTGACGGTTCAGTTGTCCCGGGTGGATGAAACTATTGCGTCACCAATAACCAATATCCAACAAGTTGTCGCCCGGGGAAATCCCGCGTGGAAGTGGACTTATGAATTCACTGACCTTACGGATAGCGAGCGAGACATTGTTCAAGCATTCCTGCTGAAGTGTAAAGGCTCAGTCAATACATTCAAGATCAGTGATCCCGGCGACTACGAAATCAAGGGCAGCATGTCCGATTGGATTGACATATTCTCCGGCTATGGATCATTCACAGTTGATGCTGGTTCTGATAGCTTAAGCATCAATTCATGGTTCAACAAATCAGATGGCATTGATTCAGAGATTGGCGAAGATGGATTGTTGCGCATGGCTAGAGCAGCGTACACCACAAACAATCTTAGGTGGAAGGGTCACGGCGCAGGCAGCATGATCAATTCCTTCGCAGCAGGTAAGACGTATGTCCAGAGAACAAAATACTTTCCGGGAAGAAACACGGATGGCAATCACTTCTACCTGTCTGTGGCTAGTGGCGGGGATGCTGACATATTGGGGACTGGTGTAGCCGGTCTTACTGTAAAGAGTGCTGACTGCATTACTGGTCCGGTGGTAATCGGAAATGATGTTTCCAGCTTGTACGCAACCATCGAGGATTCAACCCTGACCGGAGGCTTGATAGAGGATTACTGGGAGCATGCCGACTATCGTTTAATGCGTTGTGCGATGGTTGCTAACTCCGAGAATCTTTTGCTTCAAAGTAATACGTTAAACTCTGAATGGGTTCTAAGTACTGCTGGTGCGGTTGCTTCTGGATATGCTGATGTTTCCCCTACGGGAGTGAACAGCGGGGCATGGAGGTTGTTTGGCGCAGCAGTTACAAACTCAGTGTATTTCTTAAGCCAAACCATAACAAAACCAAACACAGAAGATATTTACACATTGGCTGTCTATGCAAGGTCAGTCAACAATAAGAATGTAAAGGTATACATGCAAGCTGGCGGATCAGCGGCAAGTGCTGGTGCTGTTTTCTGGTTGATGTCTGGAACTGTAAACACAATTCAGCAGCAAGGTGGCTTCATAAGAGCGCATGCGGAAATATGGCCTGTGGGAAGTGAATGGTATCGTTGTCAACTAACTTGTTTAGTAAATAGCCATAATGAACTTCAGCCGGTTATATACGTTCAGAGCGGAGGTTCTACAAGTTGGACGAATAACGGGTCAGAGGGCATCGACATCGCTCACGCCTCACTTCGCAAATTTCCATTCATGGGACCGTATTGCGAAACAACAACAGTTGCGCTTGTTGGATCTAATTATCAGACAGGCAGCAAACTAATCATTGATGGACTTGACGCGGAGGACATTGTTAAGACTGGGCAACGGTTTGAAGTAGTGAATCGATTCCATAACAGGAACACCTCAGTATTTGAACGGTCAGAATTTAAGCGAACAACCGCCAACGCAAAAGCGAGCAAAGAGGGGCATGTGATTCTGGAGTTTGATCCTCCGATACGGAATGCTCCTGTCACGGATAGAATGTGGGCAATTGGCAACACAAGTGGCGAGACAATGCACAACCCGGTGATCTTTCACAAGCCGGAATTGAAAGCCCGGTTGATGGCTGGGACTATCCAATACGTGGACAAGCCACTAAAGGCAATGGACATTGTGTTTGACGTCGTTGAGGATATGACCGAATGACTGACCGAACTCTTGATGCTGATCTGGAGGCGGGCGCGACTAGCTCTGTATTTAATTACATTGTGTTTGTTAAACTTGCTTTTCCTTCTGGCACTGTATATGTTCATAATGGCGTTGGGACTCATTCTTTTGGCGGTGATGATTATTTGGGTGTCGGTGCATTCGGCGGCATCAGCGCTATCGAAGATACACTCAAGCTGGCGAGCAAGCCGGTGAGCCTGACGTTGAGTTCAATTACCCCGGAGATAATTGATGCGATTAAGGTTGATGATGTGTTTGGCCGGGATGCTGATATATACCTCGGGGCGCTGGATGTTGATGGGCAACTGGAAGGAACTCCGACCAACTGGTACAGTGGCCACATGGAAACGGTGGAGCTGATAATTGGCTCTGATGATGGGCTTAAGATTAGGCTGCAATCCCGGGCTAGTCGTTTAAGACTCCGGAACAATAAACGCTACACCCTAGAAGATCACCAAGCAGACCATCCCGGGGATTTGCTATTTGAATTCTTAACTGCGCTACAGGATGCTGAAGTCAACTGGGGCGGCGAGCAAGTTCGCACTGGCTTTGTTAGTAATGATGGTCTGACTGGCGATGGTGGCGGTGGCGGTGGCGGTGGCGGTGGCGGGAGAACTGGCGAAGGACGAGGTAATTTTCGTGAAAGAGGATAAGGGCAAAATGAACAAGCTGATTAACAAATTAGCAGATGAGCCATTTAAGCACGGGAAGAATGATTGTTTCACATTCACCAACGCATTAGTGAAAGAATGGCACGGTCATGACTTCAGGCACCTGCACCCGTACAAAAATAAAAAAGAAGCACTTGAATACATAGCCAAGAATGGAGGCATCGAAGCACTTATAATCGGGACGCTAGGCTATTCAACCCGCACATCCCTCCTCCGGGATGGGGATGTGGGGCTGGTGGATACGCCTGATGGTCCGGCACTTGGATTCATTTACGATGACCATATTTTAGTCAAATACAAAAAGACTGTGCTTAAAGTTCCATTGGCCAATGGTTTAAAAGGCTGGACGATATAATGCCACAAGCGGTTGCCCCATTCATAATTGCTGTTGACGCATTTTTAGTTGCGGTATTCGGTCCGGCTGCCGCAATATTCATATTGGATGTAGGTGTTCAGCTAGCAGGGCTGGCTTTACTCGGCGCCATATCTCAAAAGCTTTTAAAACTACCAGACATAAACCAAACAGCCAAGTCCAATCTCCTCACCGTCCGGGGAACCCTAGAGCACCAGCGCATTGTTTACGGTGAGTCTTTATTCTCCGGACCATTGTGGTATTTTAACGCCGCCGGGACTCACAACCAATCCATGTTCCATGCTGTAGTCGTAGCCGGGCACGAGATTGAAGACATTACGGATATATGGCTGGATGATAATGTTATTGACGGAGCGGGCGGCGCTATTGATTGGGCAGGGAACGGCTCAGTAGATAGTGGTTGGTTGGCCGGCGATACGTCGCTACAGACTACTGCGTATGTTGAAAAGAAACTAGGCATTGATGACCAAACCGCATCCTCCCAATTATCAGATGATTTTGGTGGAGCGTTTACTGAAATAACCTCCCAGCATCAAGGTCGTAACATTGCTTATTTTGTCGTCAGGCTTGATTACTTTGATGGCCAGACTGACGTATATTCTAAAGGCGCGCCACATAACTATAAAGCACTAGTCAAAGGCAAGAAGGTATACAACCCCAACAGCGATAGTTCCCAATCCTGGGGAACTGGACCACACCGAGTCAACTCAGCACCGACTTGGGAGTATAGTAATGATCCGGCATTGTGTTGGGCTGACTATATGATTGATAAGAAGCTGGGCTTTGGAGAAGATCCTTCACGAATCAATTATGCATATGTCGCCTCAGTCTACGCCATCAACAGAACAGTCATATTCACCCCGGTAGGAACTGACTACAGGTTCACCTGCAACGGTGGTCTAAGCACTGGTAGTACATACGAGGCAAATCTATCTTCCATTCTTAGCGCTGCCAATATGACCATGGCGCTTATTCAAGGCGAATGGAAACTGCGCGGCTGGGAGTACGAGACTCCTGTGCTTGCTTTTGGTGATGATGAACTTCGTAAGGATATATCTATAAGACTCAGCACTGATGAACAATCACGATACAATGCTGTACGCGGATCATTCATAGATAAAGACCGCAGCTATCAAGCCCATGCCTTCCCCCGGGCGGTGTCTAGTGAGTATTATATCCGGGACAATAGTGAAACGTTGTACAGTGATATCCAGTTGCCTATGACTACTGACATATATCAAGCACAACGTCTTGCTTTCGGCATACTGGAACAAAGCGACCTGCAAAAGACAGTTGTGTATCCCTCCAATTTTAAGACACTCCCGGTTGAGATCGGCGGAACCATAATGCTATCTAATACCAAGATGGATTGGGTTGATGATACGTTCCGGGTAACAAATTACAAACTGAATGATATGCAGGGGGTTGATCTTGTTCTTCAGGAAGATACCTCTGCTGCGTATACGGATGTCGGTACTGCGGAGTACACAGTGAGTTCCGGAGGCAGTTATGTTACTGCTGATCCGGGAGTGCCTGAGCCGACAAACTTGGAAATCAATAATCTCCCCTCCGGGATATTGATTAACTGGAGGAGCCCACCGGCAAGACTTTATGATCAGATCGAAATATTTAGAAGCATTGATAGCAATTGGAATAATGCTTCACTTATTGCTGAGTCAAGAATAAATAATTATTTAGATATTCCAGTAAAGAACGAAATCAATTTCTACTTTCTGCGCTCAAAAAATTATATTGGGGAAGTAAGTAGTTATGCGCCTGTCGGTAGCAGTATGCTCGGTCTTTATGTTCGGCCATCTATGGTTCTGAATCTCGACCCGACATTCAATCAGTCAAAACCTGGTGTCGGGGATTTTACAGGGGCTACTGAGGATGATGCGCAAGGGCTATTCTGGACAACGACAAGTTATATGCAAGATACATCAGGCGGAAAAAATGTATCTTATCAGGCAATGGTTCAGTCGGAGGGCACAGGAACAGGATCGAGTCAAGTAATGCAGGCGAATTTTTTCGTTGGCTCAGATCATTCTGGTTTGGGCGTAGTTAGCATGGACAGTAGAAACTGGTTGCCAATTGTTAGAGGTAGTGGCATTACAGCAATGCTCCGCTATCGCGTTACGTCTTATTCAAATATTTCTTCAGCCACAGCATTTATGTCAATAAGCGGAAGAACGAGACTAGACCAACTTGGGTTAACGAATATCGGAGGTCCGGTAACAATTCAAATCACTAACTCGACAGACTGGATCGTCAGGTCAGTATTTCTTGATATAGCGGCAGCTTCCAATGTTGGTAGTTTTTCTTACGCTTCAGTACGAGCGCAGGCGCAAATCAATTATGTCGCCACTGATTCGGGATATTTTAGTATCGAGTTTGATGACTTTTACGCATTTTTCAATGAGTCATAGAGGTTAAAAATGATATTCATATCAGCAGGGCACCACCCAGCCTCCCCCGGCGCTAAGTGGGAGCGATTTATCGAGCATGATGAGGCTGTTCTCTGGGCCGAGCTATTTCACGAGAAACTGGAACCCAAGTCCACTCTCGTTCCCACCGGGACTTTACAAACTAAGGTTGACTTTATCAATTCCCGGATAATGAATGGGGATATCACGATTGAGATACATTTCAATGCCGCTCGTGATGCTGACAATAATCCCGTAGGCAGGGGCTGTGAGTCGTTGTACTATCCCGGGTCCGAGTCCGGAGAACACATTGCTAAGCTGTGCCAGGAGGCGCTGAAACAGTGTTTCCCGCCTAACCGGGGCGCTAAGGAGGGTTGGTATCGAATGGACCCTGAGCGCGGCCCTGATTTTTTCTTAGCCCGGACAAAGTGCCCGGCTGTAATAATAGAGCCAGAGTTTGTGCACCGTTCCGACCTGATCATTGAGAACAGGGAAATGGCGATAGGCCTGTTGATTGAAAATTTGAAGGAGTTTATCAGTGAGTGAAGTGATGGCGATACAGGAATGGTTATCTAGTGGCGCTGATCTGGCGATGATTGTTTTCGCAGTACTTTTGTGGAAAATGGATAGGCGATTACTCACTGTTGAGCTGGGCATGAAATCCATGTGGAAGCAATTTATAAAAGAGGACAAAGTCAATGACTAGACAGAATAAAGAAAGATGCTGGACCGCGCTGATTATAGTGGTATCCGTTATCGCGTTAGCAAGTCAAGCCAATGCGTCCGGGGATCGCGTCACGCAGTCCAACGACATGAACAATCAAACTACCGGGGATGTCGCCACTACGCTTAATACAGGAGGCAATGATGCTCTGGGTATAGGGTTCAGCAGCCCCTCCTTCACATCCGCCATCAGCCAGTGTCTCGCAACTAAATCAAGCAACTGGTTATTCGGGGCATATGGTGCTCAGAAGATCGTGTCCAACTATCATTGCATGGGACTGGCTTATCTTTCCGCCGGGATGACAACTGCTGGGGAATATATTCTCTGCACCCATACTGAGCTTTCAAACCTCCCGGATTGCGAATCAGCAATAAAGGAATTCAAATTCCCTTCAGCTCCTCCTCCAGACGCTAATGCTGAAGGAGGGTCCAATCTTAGTGATGTGTTGGAACAATTTGCTGAGGATGATCAGTATCAACGTGAGCAGTATGAGGAGCAGATGATGCTGGTTGCAGACCTTCAAGCCAAATATGACAATCTCGCTAGTGCTGATCCAGTGCAGGTTACTACCCGGGAGATTGTTGAAGTGCAGCAGCCGTTTCTGATTTCTAAGGAGTTGGCTAATGAATTAAGGGTGAAAGGCAATGAGTGACTTTATAAAACAAAATGGCGGGCCACTAGTAATTGGAGCAATATTCTTTGCTGTCATAGCCGGGTACATTGAAATGCGTATACCTCCTATTGTTGATGCGAAGTTCGTAGAGGCTGGGGTTGTATCAACTGATAAGATTGATGCAATGGATGATGATATTGAAGATAACAAAGATGATATATCAGGACTGACTACACGTTGGAATAAGCTTGTTGACGCTATAGCGGAGAAATGATATGAACGGTTTAGTTATAGGAAAACGCACGACAGTGGGCGCAGCAATTACTTCGACAGCAGGATTTTTTGCGCACTTCTTCCCGGAGCACGCGTCAGCATTCATAGCGATTGCGGTGCCGATAACTTTTGGTGTTCAGCTATGGGTTGCTCATAAGTTCGGCGTAACAAGCAAATGAAATGGTTCAAGTCGCTAGGCATATGGGCAATTCTCGGTGGCGGCTTTATCGCCGCTATGATGATAATGAATGCACGACGCGCTGGTGCCATGGAAACGCAAGTCGAGTGGGATGAAAGCAAGATAAAGAAACTGAAGCGCGGCTCTGCCTATGACATCCACGAAGCAAAGAAACTGCAAAGCGACATCGCAGTAAAGAAAGTCAAAGCCCGGGAAGTGCGGAAGAAATCTGAAGCACAATTTGAGAGGATTGGACAAGATGAAACGATCAATGATATTGCTACTCGCTTTAATAATAAGCGGGTGCGCCGCAGAAAGAATAAGCCTGCCTGACTTTGATCAGGCTGCACGCTTACCCGGGGAAGTAGTTAGCCCGGTTGAGTATCCGCCGCTGTGTGAGATCCCTTGGAATAGCGCTGTGTGTTGGCAGGCATTGGATGTATTTGAGGATGTGGCTCACGGCAATATGGAGTTAGCTAATTTGAATGCCAGTATTGCCCGGGATTCTGAGCAGGCATATGATCACATTCTATCAGCAGGCAAACAGCAACAGCAAATCGCCCTGATCCGGGAAGAAATGCTGGAGGCTGAGCGGCGAGATCATTTCATCGATAACCTATGGCACCGGGGCTTAATCATTTTGATCGGGGTCGGACTGGCTCTTTAAATAGTTTCCACAACTTCTTTAAATTCGTCATGGGGCAGATACCAGAATGGCCGATGCTTCTTTGGTTCAGTTTCTCGCGGATCTATTAAATATGGAAATACTTCCGGGTGAGTGGCAAGGAATGATATGGCCCGCAAGACGTTAAGCAGATTGCTATTGTCCCAGTGACCCGAGCGCAATGCCCTGTAAGCAACATAACCAATAAAAATAAATAGCCCTACAAATAATCCAAATAGAAAATTCATTGTGAATAACCTCCCCACTTCTTGGTGATCCTGATTTCGTTTGAATAGACTTCGGGCTTATCGTTCAACCCAGTACCGCACAGCAGCCATGACTCGTGGTGAATGCCTATGCGCACGCCTCCCTTAGATTCCATGCCCAACTCAGCATCAAGCTTCGGCTGCTCGCTACACTGCCACGAGCGAGAAGTTTGCACCCAGTAGTCAGTTTCACCATCAATCTGATAACCCACAGCAACCTCGAAATACGGCTTGGGTGATACGCACCCGGACAACAATAACAATATTACATATCTCATCAGTGTCTTCTCCATTCGATTTCCTCGTAAACCCGCTCATCCTCATCAGCGCATTCGAGCAGGAGGCTCTTGACTGTGCGCATCGAGCAATGATACTTCGCCATTAGTTCTTTGTAGCTTAGTTTGAATTTCATAAAGTCCCGGAGTATCTCAGCACGGTATTCTGGGATGCTGCTCTTGCGCCGGTCAATGAGCATGTGTTCTTCCCGGATCATTTCAATTTGGTGCTCAGCTTCAGTTTGATCAATGCCAGGCAAAATGCCATACACTTCAATAACTTGATCGACAATCTCGTTCACGTGCGTCTTGCTATACCTCATTCTGGATCTCCTAAAAACTGCCCTAATACTTCAAAATCTATCCGATGTTCCCAAATATAGTAAGCATGCTTACCCCAATCGCCCCAAGTCCAATATGGTCGCTGGTCAGGCGGCAAGTCCGTATGCTGAAAGAGAACGTAACATCTGTCCGGATAATTCACCCGTACCAATAGCCACCCACGCCGCCTTATTAAGAATAGACGTTGGGCTTGATCTTCCCACCGACCCAGTTTGATGCCTGTGGTTGGTCGCGCTGGTAGCTTCTTGACTTCTTTTAATTCTATCCATGAGTTCCCTCGGTGATAATACGAAACATCCGCCACTCCCTTATTCAGCATACACTCGACTCGCATGCCATGTTCCCACTTCCCCTTCATCCCCTTCCGGAGATAAGCCCATAATGATTTCTCAGCCAAGGTGTTGATCCTTCTTCAATAATAGAAAGTCAGCAGGTTTGCTAACCCGGTACCAAGTACTCACGAAAAATATCCTGCTGTACCCGGGCAATAGCTTCCCCTTCACCACGAGAAATTCCCCGGGAGAAACTGACTCGATCATTGGCTTGCCCATGGCCTTGTATTTGTATCGACCGATCGAACAAAGCAACATACCAGTATCGTCCTCAATTAAGAACGTCATTTTCATCGTGTTCTCTTTAAGAATCTGCCCGCCGCGCTTCAGCACTGAAGACTCCTCATTCAGATCCCGGATAGACTTACGCACCAGCCGCCCGATAACAACGTGCTCGTGCTCCTCACCATCCTCCTGCACATCATTCGTAAAGCAAAGCGGAACACTGCCCAGCTTATGTTTCTTCGGCTCCTCATACACAGCCCGAAACTTATCAGTGACCGGGAACAAGTGGTCATAAGGCGTCACCGGATCATCCATTTTCTTTTGTATCCCGGCGGGCAGCTTGATGTCGTTCGTTCGGCAGTTAATAATAGTCATGGCGTGCTTGGCGCCGATACCGTGAACATTCAATAGTCCGCCCAATAGCTTCCCATCATGGAGCGACCAATTCAGCTCACTCTTTTCAACGTCCACAGCAATGTAGTTCAACCCCTCCTTGCTTAGTTCCCGGAGAAGTCTCAATGCTTGGTCCGGGTCTTTAGTATGCCGGAGGCAGCCAACAGCAAACTCTCCCGGATAGTGCGCCTTCATCCAGCAACACCAGTAAGAGACAAGACCATAAGAAACAGCATGAGACTTATTAAAAGCCCATGAGCCAAACGTAACAAATCCATCCCAGATTTTCTTCGCCTCTTTCTCCGGCAGCCCATTCTCCATTGCTCCTTTGATGAACAAAGTCTCGAAACGCATGAATGATTCATCGCCCTCCCGGTTAGACATCAACTTACGGATGTCTGCGGTATCAGCCCAGCTGAAATTGCCTAGCTGTCGGGTGCATATCATTACTTGTTCTTGGTAGACAATGACGCCAAAAGTTTCTTTTGTAATGTTTTCCAGTAGCGGGTGTAAGTAGGTAATGCTTTTTTCCCCAGTTCTTCTTTCAATATACTCTGCAGTTCCACCGCTGTTAAGTGGTCCCGGTCTAGCCAGAGCTGTGGCAGCCGAAATGTCATTGAAATCTTTAACTCCAGTCTGTCTGACGACACCTTGTAGGCTCGGACCTTCAAACTGGAAGATTCCGGCATATTTTTCGTTGTTAAGAACATCAAATGCTCCTTGATCATCTAATGGTAGTGAATAAAGTTTCCTGAAATCAATCCCGGCTACGTCGCAAGCATCCTGCAGCACAGTAAGCGTCCGCAATCCCAGCGCGTCGATTTTGAGCATGTTGAGCATTTCGCTGCCCTTCTTCTCGATCTGCGCTACTCCGTTGCGTGACTTGCCGCAGAAGTTCGTGATTGGTTCGTTGCATATTATTACTCCGGCTGCGTGTTGGCCTGTTTGTCTTGCGTGCATCTCGATTCGCCCTGCCAGAGCGATCTGAGGATACTTAGCCACCAAAGCCACGCCCACATCCAGCAAGTTGAGAGTGTCCTCAAGGCAGAAACTTAGTCGCGCATCGCCGCCGCTTCTCTCGATGATTGCGTCTTTTACTGCCTGTGTTTCCCAGTCAGGGATGTCCAGAACTTTGCTGAAGTCTGTAAGTGCCGACTTAGGTTTGTACCGCATAATCGTTCCCAATCTCGCCACTCGTTCTTCACCATACTTCCGCTCAAGGTAATCGAATACCATGTCACGATGCTCATCAGGAAAGTCAATGTCAATATCAGGGAAATCAAAACGATTGACGTCAATGAAGCGTTCAAATATGAGTCCATGAGGAATTGGATCGACCTCAGTGATGTTGAGAAGCCAGCAAACCAGAGACCCAGCGGAACTACCCCGAGCAGGACCCACAAGCATATGCTCCTTAGCGTAATCACACATATCAGCAATAACGAGAAAATAATCTGCAAAACCCTTCTCCTCAATCAATTTTAATTCACGTTCCAATCTGTCCTGATACTCCTCGCTTTCCCCCAATCCTTGAAGGTGGAGTCTATCGAGACACGCGTCCACAATTTTCTGCATCGGTTCTTTTGCGCCAAACTTAACATTAGTAGCAACAGGCAATTCCCGGACCTGATAATCCTCCCAGATCTGAACGCTGTTATCCACTCCTTCATACCCGAACTGCTCAATCAACGCCTCGTCACCCAATAGGTGCATCGGCTCGCCCCGGAGGACACCGCCCCTAAGCGCCATCAATCGGTAAACCTCCTCATCCTCTACCGTAGGATAGAAGTTGTCTGAAGAGACTGCTACGGGGCTATGGCATGGGATGCCGATGTTTCCGGGGTGTACGTGTGTGTAGTAGGGGAAGCCCGGGCGGTATTCCCACGGGGAGCCTATGTAGCACAGTGCCTCAGCGTGTTTCTCTAGGTCGCTATAGAGTAGACGCGGGCGGTAATAGAACTGTGCCTCAGAGAGCTCAACAAGCCGGTAAAGAGCCGGCAGCCCGGCGGAACCCTTCGCGTATGCGATCCACTCGTCGCCTCGCTCCCGAGATTGCTCGAACTCTTTGAAGACGTTGAACCGCACGCCGAGGAGTGGATAGAATCCTTGCTTCCGGCACTCTTTCCAGAAGAAAAGATGGCCCCAACTATTATTATCAGCAATGCCGCGCGCCCCCGCAGCCACCACCTCCTTTATAGGGCCAAAGACCTCCCGGAAAGTAAACTCAGTTCGCGCTGCTATTTCCATTATATGAAAACCTATATGAACGAGAATCATTAATGGCTTTGCTTATTTTTTCAGCTACTTCTTTTGTTTTATAATATATTGGTCCTTTGTGTGGCCTGACATCACAAAGGAGTCCTTTTTCAAAGTCATGAGGATAACTAGATGGCGTTGTACAGTCGCAAGGAAAGCAATAATACCAATGGTCCATTGCATCCATCATTAAATCATATAGAACATGCAAATTATAATTTGGATCGAAAATAGCAAAGTCTTCAATTATACCACATCGTGGACACATTCTAAATTTACCTGGATACAAAAGCAAATTGCCAGGCTCACCAGTTAATGCGACAGCTAATTCTTGGAAATTATATTCCCCGGTCCAAACAAATTGATCACCAAATCCAGGTTTGTTACTAGCACACTCTGCCTTTCCTTCTTGTTTTTCAATTAAGGCATCACTGAATTTTTTAAACTTGGATAAATCTGATTGGTCCGTAGGCTTAACTTCGTACCAAATAATGTATCCATAATCAGTGGTCACTTTGAAATCAGGCAAATACCATGTACCATCAATATCAAATCCTTCTGCTTCATACTCCCATTTAATTCCCAATGAATCAAAGAATACAGCCCAACGTCCCTCCAATCTTGAACGCATTTGATAGCCTTTGTATTCAGTCGGTATTGCTTTGATGCTCACGATCCTTTCACCATCAATGCGTGATAGACTTTCTGGAGTATGAGGCAATCATCAACCGCTCTGTGCTTCTGCTCGTAGGGACCAATCAGGTCTTCATACAACGCCTGAAGCTTCATATACCGGCCATTATAG